GCTCATGGGCATTGTAAAGGCTGTTGAGAGAACTATCGTTTGTGTTGGTATCGATAAACAATGCTTGAAATATACCATTCGTAGGGTTCATATCGTATGCAGGAGATAATTCCCAACCCTCCCTTCCAAGTAGGAACGAATGATTTCTAAAGTGATCGTCGGTATTACCAATACAGATATTGAAGGCAACTCGCTTGTATAGTTCTTTTAAATTATCCTCTATATGGTTGCCACCTCTTGAAATAATAAAATCCACAATATCCAAATAGCCTTTTCCTGTTCTTTGTCCATCGCCATCAGTGAAGCCAAGGACGGTGAGAGAAGAAGCCATGTGGATTCTTTTGTTGTCTTCTGTTCTATCAAATCTCTTAGAGAGAAGTATATCTTGACCATTCCCTGCCCTAATTATCTGTGTCTCGGCAACATTGATACCACATTCCTTAGCCATTAGATGAGCGAAATGTTCCCAGCGTGATACGTTAATGTCGTCATTAATAGAAGGGAATTTGGCAAGATAAAGATGACCGTCACTTTGCACACAAGCCTTTGGTCGTGCGCCACCCATCGAGGAACCAGGCTGGAAAAGCCTTTGTACCCATTTTTTTTCAGGTTCCAAATGCTTATACTCGCTTTTCTCAATCTCCTTAGCAGCTTGTAATAGTTCGTCAATGTGTATAGCAGGCGGAACGCTGTAACCAGGCGTAGAGCTGATAAATGCTCCGCTATCTGGATCCTTAAAGCGAAAAGCACCCATACGCAGCTCGTCTTCCACGCCTTTTAGATAGTCCCAATCAGATAAGGTATGGCTTGCTTTTCCTTCTGCCTCTAGTGAAGTACGCAAGTCTATCAGCCGTCGCCCCCATCTGTCAGGGAGAGCATCAGAAAAACAACCGAAGATGTTGTTATCTCGGCTATATTGTACTCCAGTATAGGGGCGGAGGTCTTGCCCAAAGTCAATTTTAGGAAAGGTTTTAAGCCAGTTTTTATCAAACTCAAAAGAAAACACATCAGAGCCTCTTAGGTATTCATGCCCAAGAGTGCCTACCTTCTCTTCCTTATCCATCCAGTTGAAACTGGCTATCACATCTAATTTTTCCATGTGTTATCTTTTTGAAGCTCGTTTCTTATTCTTAATACCTAAGTCCTGTACCATGTGCCCCAGCTCGTCATCTTTTGCCAAGTAAAGAATGTCATCTTCGAGTTGCATGGCATTGAGTACTCTCATTACCACACCAATTGACACCGTAGGTTCACCTTTCTCCAAACGTGAGAGAGTGAGCCTCGTACATTGCGCACGTTGTGCTACCTGATCCATGGTCAGGTCTCTTCGTAATCGGGCGAGGCGTATTTGCTCTCCCACTACATTTAGTTTCTCTTGAAGTGCCCTGGTCATCCAGTTGGCTTTGGTAAATTTTGTCATAACGTATTTTTTGTGGTACAAAGATACAATAAAATGTTCAGTTTATAATACTTTATTTACTTTTCTTTCATCTTATACCCATTTTCATATGATCAATGATTTACCAATACCGATTTAAATTAATTTAATGCGCTCTATCAACTCCATTATCTCTGTTAGGTATTCATCATACATTCTGTACATAAGTTCTGGTTTTGGATTTTCTGATAAATCCAATATGAAAACCTTTTTCCCATTTCCTTTCATCCATCCTGCTTCTGAGTGTGCTGATCGACCACAGGGTAATAGTAATACGCAAAAGTCAGCTTCTTGCATTGCTTGAAAATCCTTCTGAAAAGCTTTAATTGTCTCTGGGTGATTCAGAGCCTTCTTAAAATCAGAACAACTCCACCTATTGCACTTTTTATCTAATTTTTCCCAGTCGAAACTACTCAGTTCCTTATTCTCAGGATGTTTAAAGTCATAAGTTTCATAACCTTCTAATCTTAATGTATTAAGAACCTGCTCATACTCTTTATTTTGCCAGCTACTAGCTAGATAAATTTTTAATTTTGTCATACCTTTTTCTTTTTCATTTACTTATAGAGAAACTAATATCTGAAAGATGTAAAATGAATTACAGCCATAGGTTTTGACAGATCATATTTTTTAAACCATCTACACCAATCTTCTGTTAGAAGACCATCATTAGCTGCTAGCTTATCAAAATCAATATATTTTCCATCTATATCAAAGTCTTCCAGGAAAAACTCTCCATTACTATCTTTGTTAAATGTAAGTTTCTGAATACCTACTCCGTCTTCTTTTGAAAGTTCAGTTATTTCATCCTGCTTACTTCTGTATGGTAACCCAGACCATTGTCGTATGGATAATACTGCTTTCCCTTCTTGCACCTCCTTAATTCTTGCTTCCCATAAATTATAGTTTGCACGAATAGTATGCACTTTCTTTCCTTTAAGAAAACTATCTTTGAAGCCTGTTTCTTCTCCAGCTCTTATATGTTGCTTTAGAAAGAATTTTGATAAAGTTATTATGTACTTCTTCATTTTCTAAAAGTTTTGTTTGTAAAAAGAACATTTATGCGAAGTTCTATTTTTCGTTATCTTACAAGTAATCCACTTGTAATTCATTTTCACTAATGATAGTAAAAGAGCTTCTACTGTCGTTACAATAATCATTAAGATACTGTACGCACTCTTCATAAGTACCCTTAAAGCTTGGTGTTTGTTTCCAACCTCCTATTGTTTCTTGTACATAAAATTTTTCCATATTCTTTGTTTTATTTTCTAAATGTTTTACTCTCAAATGGTATAATTTCCATCATTTCCCTAAATCTATCTGATAGCCTTTCATCATAATACTCTTTGATATTCTCTGGAGCAAGATTTGAAGATATAAATGTCGTTAGTTGTGCATCATATCTCTCTGAGAGTATTTCTATGCAGGGTTTCATTACATGTGCATAGTTTGATATTACAGCTGGTTCCTGTCCAAGATCATCTATTGCAAGTAGAGTTCTCTTGGCAAGTGATTTATACTCGTTATAATTATTCAATGCCATAGATGCAAGGTCTGTAGCCTTGATTATAGTCATCGTTGGCTTAAATCGAGTATTAGAGTAATACCAGTCCACAACCATCTTGATTGCCTTTATCATCGTTGTTTTACCTGTACCGCAAAAACCAGTGAAATATAAGCCTGGCTTTTTATTTTCCAACGTCAGCCAAGATGCTGTAAACTCAATAGCTCTAATAATATCATCGTCTTCAAGAAACTGACAATGTCTGTTCTCAACTTGCGCTTTGTAGGCAGCCGTTAGAATTTTTATCGCTTCATTCTCTGGAAGGTCAAGTTTAAAACGATGAACGGTAGTTAGCTGCCTTGCAAACATTTGCTGATAGTCCTGTTCGTTTCTGGTATACTCGATTTCTTTCATTGTCTCTTCTTTCTTGGGTTAGTTGAATTCTTAACCAGTTATCGAAATGCCTTTTTATGTCTCTTATGCTGTCAGAGCTGCTCATTGCACAAATTCTGTGAATGCAATACTTGTTAATCATCTGGTACACTCTATCAGCTGTGAGGTTATGATATTGGGAAATTGCTTCCAACCATTGTTGGTCGTTTTTTATTTCTTGGACCATTTCCTCTTCCGTTTTGCCACCAGCCTTTTTCGTGCGCATCACCGTCGGGTCT